GCAGGCGTATTGCCCAAGCAATACGGCGGGGGAATGAAAAGAACTTTTTTCTTAAATTCAATACAGATAGCAGACTTAGCTGAAAATTGGGATATGTATTATGACAAATACAAAATATCGATAGAAAATAAAAGTGATATAAAAATCAAAAAAACCGATTTTTTAAATTCTATAAAAAATGTTATATTTTTTTCAGTTCCCAATATGGAATGGCACCATGCAGGNNNANTNCCCAAGCAATACGGCGGGGGAATGAAAAGAACTTTTTTCTTAAATTCAATACAGATAGCAGACTTAGCNGAAAATTGGGATATGTATTATGACAAATACANAATATCNATAGAAAATAAAAGTGATATAAAAATCAAAAAAACCGAATTTTTAAATTCAAATGCCAAAAGAGTAGAAAGATCCACAACAAAACCAACCTATTTCCACATGACCGCACAGGAAATGAATGGGAAATACGGATGGTTTGACAGCAGATATAAGTCATATAACATGACTGAATATTTTAGCGGATGGGAGTTTGAAAACCAAGAAATGTATAACAAATACATCAATATAAGATAAGATAAGATAATGAATGAAAATCATATTTTAGAAGCCCGACAAAGATTCGGGCTTCTTTTCCGAGAATTAAGGAACAAAAAAAAACTAAGCCAAAATGAAGTTGCTAAGCTCTGTGGCGTAACTTTCCAAACAATCAACAAAGTAGAACAGGGGAAGTTTCCCTATTCTATTGATTTATTGATGAAATTATCAATAATACTCGGGTTTACTATTAACCTTGAGATGAAAGAGATAGGAGATGAAAGTAGGTTTATACTGCAACAAAGCCAAAGAGAAGGATTTTGGGTCTGCACCGATAAAGAAAATAGAATTGTTTGTACTTTTGAGCAAGGAAAATTTAATGAAACCCAACATTTCAGTTTCCTGAATGACACAAAATTTGCCGCTGGAAATTTGGCGACAATAATGAGAGAATTTGGAGACTGGATTCTCCTATATCACTCAGATAAAATTTAACCCGCTTTTGGCGAAGTTTGTTCACTTTTTTTTCTTTTTTTTTGGAAACGTTTGTTTCCTTTATTGGGTATCTTCCCAAAGCAAATATGAGTCCGGTCTAAAAAGCCGTCAAATACGAAGTTCTAAAATACAACTACCTGATTACTAATGTTTTATGAAATGTAATTTAAAAATGCAACTATTTGATAAACAATGAATTGTGAATTTCAATATACCCCCGGTTCCGATAACTTCGCCGTAGAATTACTTCGCATTAAGGAGACATATTTAGGTCTGAAGATATAATATTTAAACGCATCACTCATGTTTGTGGAATACATGGGTAATTTGCTAGGAGGTAATTTTTCAGAAGATTTATCTTTATGAATGGTCTTTTTTCCTTTTTTGTCTATGGCTATCTTTATTTTTGCTAATTCCAAAGATGATTTTAATTCACGACATTGGTATTTGTCTATTTGTAGCTTGGGGAGTTTAGGATTATATTCTCCCATTATTATTTGTGTTAACTTATATTCTTCTTGTTGATAGATAGTAGCTTGATTTCTATTCATCAGTATAACTCCCCAACCGGTTTTGTTACCATTGGCATCTTTTTCTATCATATCCTTGATTTCTCCCGCAAAATCTTTATTTATTTTTTGATATTGATTTCCTGAGCGGTCGTGATATAGATTCAGTTTTTTTACTTTGTGATTTTTGAAAAATGAAATGAATTTATCCGATAACTCCCTTGTGCTTTCCGGAGCCAATACAAACATATTTTTGAGTATATAATTGTATTTGCCTCGCTCTTGACCAATGACCATAGAAAGCATATTTCCAAAATCAACGCCAGCATCTAATGGAGCATTATGATCAATATAATTGAGTGCCAAACTGGATTCTTCTATCTTATCCATGATGGGCACATTTTCATAATAGGTATTGTTGACCCCAAATTCATAAAAATGATGCAAGCCCAAATTTACATAGAATCGTTCGCCTGCTTTAAGTGTTTCTTTGAAAGATAAAACAGATGCTTTAAATTCTTCAGTTCCTAATGATTTTAATACATCCTTAAAATAACCTTCGGTCAATACATCTGAATTAACCAAAGAAGATGCTATATAAAAAAAGGTAGATTCTTTGCGTGCGGTGTGCCAACGTATAGTCCAACGTTCCATTTGTTTTTGCAACTGCACCATTTTATTGCGGTCACGCAAGCGTTGGGCATTGTAATACTCTTTTTTGATTTCATTGAGTACCAACCCTGCTTGTAGGGCTAATTGTACTTGATTTTTATCCATTTCTGTAGACTTGTTCAATATCCAATCGTGCTCATTTTGGGTTATTTGTGGCATATCTGTGGTAAATGATTGACCACGATAATATATAGAGTGCATAAATTCAACAAAACCACGCAAAGCAGGTGTTAATTTGTCTAATTTTTGCTTTTCTAAATACTTGACTTCATCACCAAAAAGATGTTGGTAAGAGTTCCCGGCGGCACCTGTTGGTTGGTCTTGTGAAACTAAATTAAAAACAACTCCATTCCATAATGAGATTGTATTTTTATAGCTTAACAACGGCTTATAAGGTAGTTGAAAATGTGAAGGTGGGCGTTCATCGGTAACAAATTGCACCCCATATTTCCAACCTTTACGTGTCCAACCTTCAATAAGGGTTGGAATAATATTTTTATGGGCATTGATATAGGTATCTGCAACAAATGCCAGCAAAGAACGCGGCATATCGTAAATGATGTCCATGCTACGTTCTGCCAAATAATCGGAAGTCTTACCGGTTCCACGTCCAAGAACCAAATATAGATTTTTAGGACCTATAAGATCAACTGCCATTTTGAGCCAAGAAGCGTATCTTTCTTCAATATCAGTAGCATTACTATTTACGTGGGTCTTCCTGCTCATCTAAAAATAGTTTATTGGGTATAATACTAGCTTCTCTACGCAAGGCTTCTTTTTCTTTTTCCGTTATTTCAGGAAATTCGTCTATAAACTTGGCTAACTCAATGCGGTTAATAGGTGGCATTCCCAATGCTTCTGCCGATTGCATATACATCTTAAAAGGTTTTTGATATATTCCTTCAGGTAGCTCTTGTGCGTCTTCTTTGTCTAACATACGCACCCGCCATTCGTCAACCAATATTTGAGTAACATACTTCCAATCCTGTGGTGTTTTTGCCACAATTATTGCCATATTAGCTGCCTTTGCTATTTTATCGGCAATAATATTGCGTTGTGCTTGATTGCTTATGTGGGTATCGGAAAAAAAGTAATCAATAGCATCTTCATACATTTGATTGGCTAAAAACTGAGACAACCCTTCCACTTTTACCAAATGTTTCAATATCATTTCCTTGCTCCCATATTTATTAATACGATGGTGCATAGTGTGGATCTTATCCATTAAATTCAGATAACGCAATATTTCAGGATCTGCATTGCCTTGTTTTCCGTTTTCTACATAGTCAAAAATATCCTGAAGTGATATATTGTCTAATTTAAGAGCCATAGAATATACGGGATTTATGGGTTTCTATATTATTAGCTTCGGAATGTTTGTCTATGATTTGAACAGCCGTAATATTTCCTTTTTTGGCATTTTCCAACATTGCATTGTCTATTTCGTATTTGGCTTGCAATTGTCCTTTGTCATAGTGATGGCGCACTGAACTCTCCGGATTGTGGTACTCTTGTAGAAATGCTTTTTTGTTTACTTCCAAAAACAATGCTATTTGGCGTGGGCTGTAATTTACGGCAGCCAAGTTTTCTATGTTAGTATAATCATCCGGTGATAGATGAAACGGTAGCGAGTATGGTATGATATCTTCTGACATTATTTTAACTTACTTTCAGTAAATAATTTCATTCTAAATTCGTACAAACCCTTTGATTGGGTAAATAAGTATTGTTCATATTGGGCATTGGCAGCCCAATTTCCGGATCCTTCTATTACAAAATACCCCTCTTGACTATGCAATAGAGAAACTTTTGCATGTACCCAAGTAAATTTTACTATAAAATTAGGTCGTGATGTTAGCATCATTTCCAAATAATTTATTATACTTGGGTTGCGGGTTTTCAGAGAATCTGAAATTAATAGTTCAATGTTTTCTATCAATCCGGTGTCGTGAAGTTGGATGAGTGCATCTACCACTTCACGATTTATCGTATAAGTGGTAGCGTGCAAATATTTAATATTTCCCGATTTTGCCACAAACGGAATGAATGTAAACGCATTGAACTGCGTATCGGACTGCAAAAAGAAAAACTCATCGATAGACGGCAGACGTTGCAAGTCTTTATCCAAGTTTTTTATTTTCTCATAGTGTGAAAGCAAATATTTTGAGATATAATGCCCACTCGATGAGGTTTCATTTTGCTTGGCTTTTACTTCTTCTATGTCGAAAAACTTACTCAACTTTTGGCTTCCAACTTTGAAGTGAGTAATGACAATTCTAATTCAAATTCGACTAACTTCTCATGAAGTTTTTCTAATTTTTCAGTGTTTTTTTCGGATTCTATTTTAGTTTTGGTCTTAGAAATATTGCTTTTGGCATTATTGATTTTCTTTGACAATTCCAAAGGAGTAAATGTTTCCGCTTCCTTTTCTTTTACTTCGGGAGTGAATATAGGATGTAAACCCAATATTTCCTTAGTTTCTTGATAATGGTCTAATTCTTTTTTAATGAGTTCATCCATTTCAAAGTTTTCTACTGCCATTTTTGCCAATTCAAAAATTTGATCTTCATCCATTGGAATTGCAGGTCCTTCCGGTGATTCAACTAATTTTAATAATTCATTGTGGGCTGATACCCAACGGTCATAAGCAGTGAGTTTGTCAGCAACTAATATTTTGAGTTTGTCCGGTACGTTATCTTCCCGTAAGAAAGGATATAGATCTCTCAACTTAATGCCTTGTTTGACCTCAACAGGTGCAGCCGGGAATACTTCGTTGAGATTAGTGGCTGTAACTTTAATAGGTTCTACAACCTGTTCATCTTTTACACTTGCAATGTCCGTAAGTCTTTGGAAGTAATTTCCAAATCTTTTTTGAGGTGATACAACAAAGTTTCCAAATTATCTTTGGAAAACCCTGCTCTATTGAGATAACTAAAAATATTTTCGTTTTTTTTGGTAGTTTTGGCATAAAGTGCTAACCCTTCATTGAACTGTTCAGCGAGTTTTTTTGGTAAATTTTGTAAAAACTCAATTGTTTTTTGTTTCATGATGTGTGTTTTTTTGTTTTATAATTATAAAGTACAAAGATGCAATTGCCATTTTTAAAAAGTTGGACACTATTGAAGTTGGATTCCGATAGCTATCGGAATGGAAGTTGGAAGTAGGGTTATAAAAAAATCCCGATTATTTCTAATCGGGATTTTACTATTTAATAAAATTATATTTAGGTTCTTGATTGTTCTATCAAATAGATTATGGTTCCCGCATCCAACACTTGTAAGTTGATGACTGCATCTTTTACAGCGGTCCAATCGGTACCGTCTTTTAGCAATACGGTAACTGCCCCTTGTATGCCTTCACTCAACGTAAATGGTGCTACACCGCCGCCTCCTACTAAGGATATGACAGTGCCACTCTCTAAGTCAATAGATGCTGCGGTAATATCATCGGTAATTGCTGCACTTGGCAATTGGTAAACAAAACCATTGGCTTGCAATAATGCTATATCGGGTGTGGTAGCCGTATAGTTTTCAGCAAAACTATAAGAGCCCTGGTAGAAACCGGGTGCTAACTTTTGCGGGCTATCTTGCTCAAATTTCAAATTGATTTTTGAAGCAGAATCATCATCGGCAAAATCAGGTTTTAAAAATACAGGCGAACATTTGCTGCCTAAGACATAATTTTCATACACTCCACAACCTGCTCCATATATAATGATGAATCCTTCATCAATGCTTTTTGATATCCATTCTCTCATTTCCATGCTCATAGGAGCAGAACCTTCAAAGGCATGTTTGAATCCACTATAATCTCTATCACCTTCTACAGATGCATTGCCTTTTTGAGTTTTTGGGGTCATATAGACCTTAATCATTCTATATCCGGGTTTCAATATGTAGTTTCCTATCATCTTCACGCCGTTAGCATCGCGAGCGGGTTCGCTAAGAACGTCTGCCGCATATATCACTTTTACTTCGCCCTCTTTTGGAGTGGGAGTACCGGAACCCACTGGGGGTTTCGGTACTGATATTCTTAATGTACTCATTTTTATTTAAAAATTAATGATTAAACGTTTCTAACTGTTTCATACCAAGTAGCACCTACTTTTATTAACTTGATATATTTAGATGCCCCTGATAATGTTGCAGCAGCTGTTACGCGGATATTACCGGTAGTACTCAAAGTAACTTTTACAGGTGCAGTGGCAGTTCCGTAAATGGTAATTTCTTGGTTTTCTACACCATTTTCAATACCTGTAATGGCAGTAGTAGTTTTTCCATTGAAATAGAAATCATTGCCTAAAGTGGCATCTACTGTGGCATCGTCAAAATATTGTTTATTATCTATTGTTTCAGGAGCTGTAGTTCTTGACAATTCTTTCCAAACTCCGGTAGATTGTAAATAAAGAGTTAAGGTGCCACCGGTAGCTAAATTGAAATCGGCAGCTCCTGCAAGGTTTATTTTGGAAACATTGTGTTTTACCTTAGAAGTGGCAGTTGTATCGCCCATTATTTTCAATACTTGTCCAGCTACTAAACCTGCTATTGTTGTAATATCAATAGCATGAGCAGGCACAACCTTCAATTGATTGAATGTTATATCAATTATTCCACCTGCATATAAAGGAGCAAAATCATTGGAACCAAATATTGGGACATTATTTGACCATACCGATTGTACTTTATATTCATCGGGATCTCCTGCTTCTATTTTATGTCCAATATGATCCAACATAATACCTGTTTTGTAATCCCCAAAAACTTTGATATTACGGGTATCTAATTGAAAACGTAACAAAGTTTTTTCAGAAATTTGATTTTCTAATATAGTGGGATTCGTTTTAAATGAAATCCACATAAAATTAGAACCTTCAATGTCAACAAGAGGTGTAAATTCTATATTTGAAAAGTCCTTTGGATTGGTAGGATAACCGGTATAATTATTATTTCCTCCAAATTCTTTTTCGTATTGATTTTTGTAGGCTCTCAACCATGTAGGAGAGAG